AGCAACAGTGCCTGACGCTTGCACTAAAGATGCAACTGTCACCTTTTTCGTTTGGTCGTTGACCAAATCAACAATGGGCAAAACGTCTGTACTTGCTGGGCTTACGTAAGCTGTCAGCTCCGAAATTTTGACGTTTGCCATGGCTCAGCCTCCTTTGAGAACAGTTTAAGACCAAGTACTGATCGCGACTCGTTTCCAAGTATTGGTGGCTGTGCAGACGTAAATGTAATTTGCATCCCATGCGACCTCGCCAGCAGTACCGGCAGCCGTAGCTGATGCAGGCGTCAGTGTCGGAATAATGGGACGAGCACCAAGCGTGACATTGGCTGCGGCAATCGCCACCATGCTTGTCAAAGTGCCATCCGACTGCACCTTGAGGTCGAGCTTTCCATCTTCAGTCGTGTCGCTTGCGTCTACGATTGACGCGACAATCGACGCATAGCTTTCTGCAGTAGGCGTGCTCGCATCGTTGTTTGAACGGAAGACGACAGAGCTGATCACATCAGCGTCTTGTCCAGCGCCAGTATTTCGGTGATGGTACAGAACAATGTCAGCTGCCGATGATGCCGCATTTTCTTTTGACTCAACAAACAGGCCAGTTGCCGCTACCGATTCCGTTACGTGCAAAGTATGCAGCGGGGTCGCCTCATTGACGCCAACACGATCTGCTGCAACACGAATTCTCGAAGACTGCGTGCCTGCACTGCTTGTGATGATGTCAATGACACCATCTTCAGTCGAATCACTGGCGTCCTCGATCTTTGCCAAGATTTGAGCATATGCATGATCTTGGTTGTTATCGTTGCGGCCACGAAACTCGATGTTCCCTAGGTTGTCGTTATCTGCCGGTGATGCTGAGTTACGATACAGCACAACATCAGGAGCAGTATCGAGACCAGCATCTGTATTCTCAATAATTACTTGATCAGTTGTATCGGTGCTAAACAGATGCAACTGTGCTGTCGCTGAACCTGCACCGACCTGAAAACCACTGCTTGAGAAAGTGGCAACGTTTGACTGATTGATGCTTATACCAATCTGATCAGCAGCTGCTCTGTAGAACCCTGTATGACCAGAGTCTGAGCCAAACGCAATGCTTGGAGCAGCAATAGTTCCGTCTAGAGCTTGTCTAAAAAAACTACCGAAGGTAATCTTCTTGTTCTTGTTGACATCAGCTGTTTCGCTTACGTCAACAATGGGGAGGGCATCACCGCTTGCCGGTGTGACAATTTCATTGAGAGCACTTATCTTACGGTTTGACATTTCAGCAAGCCATTAGGACACAGGGAACACAGTAGCTGCCGTCAGCGTAAGTTTCCGACACAACAGTGCTTGTTACCTTTGCAATCGTCTTGCTTCGCACGATGTCATCGCCTTGCGGCTTAGCTGTTCCGTCACCGGCAGACATCAGCAAGTCACCCCTTGCAACGGTCACACCTTGTGAAACACGAATGACGAAATCACCCGTCATTGCACAGTAAAAGTCTTTTGTATAAACCTGATCGTCGTCATCCCAGCTTTGAAAAACGCCTGCCACATTTACATCGCCTTCATCGCTAGACACCTTTATACGGTTCAACACATCATTAAATTCAACCCCCCATTCGCACATCTCGTCAAGGTTGCTTAGCACGGTTCCGCGCAATATTTCAACGCGATCTGCATTGCCTGGAAGTTGAGACCAACGCGACAAGTGAGCGCCAACCAAGCTAACAGTTCCGCTGCTTACACTTATGTTTCCGACTTCTGTAGCATTGCCGTCTCTGGTGAATCTTATGTAGTTTCCGTCATTTCCAATTCTGTTTATATTAATGGCAGAACGCTGATTCATGCCTATATTTATTCGACCGTCTTGCGTAATTTGCAGGCCCTCATTATTAGCATTATTGGTTAAAAAAGGGTTGACCGTAGTTTTGAAGAGCACTGAAGGGCCGCCCTGGTCATTGGCAAGCGTTGAATCTATTGTCATTCGAGCTACACCGTTAGATCTAAATGCCAACGTGTTGCCGCCTTCTACGCCACCATCAGCCAGATTTCTTAAAGGTATCCAGTCATTATTGCCAGGATTTCTAATCTTTAGCTGATTAACTGCATTGTCACTATGAGCCCAAAACATGTACGGGTACTTTGTGCCAATGTTTGTATCTGAAGCGCCGCTATGGTTCGTAAACAGTGCGTTAAACCTTGAATTGATCGCTGACCTAACCGCCGCGCCTGTTCCGTTGCCTACTTCGTAGTCAGCTGCCTGGGCCATTTTAAGCTTGCTTTGTACCGTATCCTACCGCAGTATATCTGAACCGCCTAGAAATAAATGCGCCGCTGTTCTCGTTTTTGAAAGTTACAGTAAAACCTGTTGAAGTCGGCTCACTTAATTCAAAGAAGTCGCCAGGCTCCATGACGTAAGCAGTGATACCTACGGCTACATCTGTATTTGTGTCTGTATAGAACGGATAATCAAATGGCACAGTTTTAGCCCCATAGCCTGATTGGATGACTTTGTTGCTGGATTCTGTACGACGTTCAAACTTGACCTCAACACCGAGCGACTCAACCACAGGAGTCTGGTCAACCTTTTTAGTACTCAACACCGCCTTGAATTGAAAATGACGGCCGCTGTACGAGGTGTTTTCTAAAGGCACCCAAGGACCGTAGCCAAAGTTTGAATCATTCAAAAGACTGTCAGATGTTTCTGCTTGCAAAAGCGTATTGTCTTCGGCAACAACAATGTCATCTGTCCTTGCGTCTCCATTTGCATCGCCAACTTTATATGCGCCATAGCTGTCGTCCTGCTGACGCACAGCTGTTCGCACAAACACTTCAACGTTAACATCATCTGCTATTTGACCGTCGAAGTCTGCCCATGTGTCAATCAAATCCGTACGATTATCAAAAGTGTTTGCCCTATACACACCAACACTGTCAAGCAGGCGTCTAAAAATAGGGCTGTAGATAGCTCCAAAATCAAAGCCCGCTGCAAAGTAAAACGTGCCGCTTGTACGTTGCGTACCAAATATTGAATCGATGTTGCCGGTAAAGGCTTCTAGATCAGTAATCTCGTCATCAAAAGACGCATCGCCGTCAAGAACTAAGCCATCAAATGTGTCGTCATAATAAACACCATCGTTTATGCCAGGGAAGTTGTCGGCATTTAACTGCATAGATTCGTAGTTAAACAATGGCAGTTGATCTGGCAGGTTGATGACAGCACTGCGAGCATTTGCGCTTTTTAGCCCCTGATTGTTTTCAAACTTGACGAAGTATTCACCTGCCATTAGCGGCAGCGACGCATAAGTTGTCTTGGCTTTTACAGTTCTAAGCAAGTTAGATCGATACCACACGCCTGTGCCATCAGTTTTGCCTGAATGTCGAATAACAGCTGTAAACTCATCGATGTTTTGACCACTTGCAGTTGGCGACCAACGAAGCGTGACTTGATCTTTACCCAATGGCTCTATCGTTACAGCTTCAGGGTCAGGCGGAAGATTTTCTACGGTTCCGCCGCCGATAATATCAGTGACGTTGTCTGGCACTGCAAAAGCTGTGACCTCAGCAGATTCAGTTCTTTGACTGTTTGGCTCAGCGCCTACTGCCGTCACCGTTGCAATTACTTTTTGACCAGAAAGTACACTATCGCTGACGTCTACATTAGTATTTGTTGTTGAGATTTCCCTAAAATTACCAGAGTCTGTGATCTTGTATTTAACAATGAACTTGACTGCTCGCGAATCAGTCCCACGCGTCCAAGAAAAGTTAATCTGTTTAAACCTACTGCCGTTGCGTGTAACATCAAAAAAGCGGACTTGCACATCTGTAGGAGCAGCAGGAGCTTGCCCAAATATGCTCGTGTCTACAAACTCAAGGTCTGAATCTTTTCTTTCTACAGCATTGTAAATGCTATCAACATGCTGAACGCCGATGACTGCATAAACGCCCTCGTCCCCTTCCGCGACCGACAAGCACCTAAATTTTTGGTTTGCAAGGCTTGTATCAGTAATTGTCCAAACTGCATTGTCAGCAGGCGGCTCATCAAAATCTGGGCTAACAGTAATTGTTGATGTGCCGTTTAAAGTTGCCGCTCGCACTTGCACACGTCCATCTGGCAAGACTACAGTCAGCTGATCGCTACTGCCTGGCAAAGTGGTGGCCGACACATTTTGATCAGCAATAATTTTGCCTTTGTCTGCGCCTATAACTCGACCAGCCACTCTGACGCCTTGTCGCATCGCATCAGACACCGCAAAGATTTGACCAGGCAAAACATTCAATCCCTCTAGGCCAACCGAGAAAATTACAGTCTCACCTTCTAATTCTTCTGATGTCATTACCCATCTCGCCATTCGCTGAGCCTGCGTCTTTGAAGTGCAACCAAAGGCAACAATCTCCCTTGTCTGTAATCCATATTTTCTTATAGCATCTAGGTTTTCTACAATAATGTAGTTTGGCTTGTAAAAATTATCAGGGTCGTTATATCTTGCAACGACTCTTGTGCTTCGCGTTTTAAGAGACGAGCCGTTATAGACAAAACTTCCACCAACTACATTTGAGTTTGTAAAAACATGAATCGGGTCAATAGCACTGCCGTCTAAGTTGCCATGATCAGCCGCTAGTTGAACTGTATCTGATTTCCAAAAGACCATGCCACGAAATACGCTGGCAAGATCTTGCACTACGCTGTAGGCATCTGCCTGACTGCTAATAACAGTGTTAATAGCAAACCTTGGCTCGTAGTCATCAGGATTCTCAGGCACCTGATCAATTGCTAAAGCCTCTCCAGTAACTTTATGAAGTAGTTGGTTGCAGTATTTGGAGATTCCTATCAAATCTATCCAACTTATGTTGCTGACGTTGATGTACTCTCCAGCGCCATAACGCTTGTTGATAAGCATATCGTAAAAACAGCACACGGGGCATGTAGTGAACTGCGCTTTACTTGCGAGCGTGCCATCAAAGGGCAGAAGATCTGAAAACTGCAAGTAGCCGTCTTTATGCGGAGTTGCATTAGATGGAATTGCCACCTTGCGACCTTTTACGTCATAAGCGCGGGAGGGCAAAGACTGAAACTCTTCTGCATCAATCGATAACGCAGCGCAAGCTGTGCCTGAATAGTTGATCTTGACGTTTTTATGTAGAATGATTTCCGCCCATTGCAAAAGATCGCCACGACCTTGCTGCAATGACGTTGATTTTTTTGGCAAATCTACTAAATCACTGCGTTTAATCTCAAAGGCAAGCTCGCGCTCGTCGTCGTCATCCTTGCTTTTAGGCTTTTTGCCAAATGCTAATTTCTTTACTTTTATATTCCAAGGCCCTGTAGTCCCAGGCAAAAAATCTTTTAGAAGATCCAACTTAGGTGTTTTAAACTGATAGCTTGACGTAGAGATGCCCTCAATCTCTTTTGTAAAACGGGTAACGTAACCGCCTCCGCTATTTTGTATCTGTACTTCCATTTTAATTTTGGCAGGAAACAGTTGCCCTCGCGCCAAGCCCTCAACTGCCGTTGAAAATAACCTTGGGACTGTAAATATAAGTTCAACAGCGTCAACGTCTAAATCAGAAACTGTTTGAATGACGTAGCCTTCGCCATAATCGGTGTCATCAGGCTGAACTTCGCCGTTTTCGTCTAAAGTTTCGCTGTATTCGCCGCCAACATTTTCCCCCACAACTTGACGTACAGATACAGTTTTTTCGCCTTTAAATCGATCTTGATTACGGCCACCTTTACGCTGCTCGAAATCAGCTTTTTGCACACCCTTATCTGGCGCAGGCGTTTCATTGAGAAAAACACCTGCACGTCCTTGTATGCCTTCAATCGGACCTTCGCAGATAAGGTCAATAGTCCTGATAGTAGTTTTAGAATCTAGTGACATTGGTATTAAAGAAGATCGAAGCCGTAGCCAAGTAACTTAAATGTAACAGCGTCGTCAACGCTGGCATCTACGATTTCAAACTCAATCTTAATAGCATCTGCCTGTTTGCTTGTTGGCACTTCTAAACGATGGCCGTATGTAAACGCAGTACCCGGTTTTGACTTAAACATGCCTTGCAACGTAGCGTTTGCGTTGGCCACGACTGCGTTATTAACACCGTCAAGCCGTAATACTATATTATAAGAAATAAAACCGTCAATAATTGTTGACGTTTCATCGCCGACGTAGTCATACAAGTTGTTAGAAAGCTCGAAAAGTACATCTACTTTTTTAAGGCTATCTTTTCTTTTTTGCTTAAGATTTTTATTGTCAATGTCAATGTTTGGGTACTTTAGAGACTCCGATTTTTGAGTGCTAAAACTTAATTTGCTTGTGTTGTTGTCTTTGACTTTTTGATTTAAAGTTCCGCCGAATAGAGTTTTAGGAAAATCTTCAATGTCAAAAAATATCTGTTGTTTTCTTTCGGCGTCAGTAGCAAAAACCTGCTCTTCGTCAAATTTTCTAGAGTCTAAA